TCTTAGCTACTTGGTTAGCTGCGGGCGATACGCCTTCACCACCATTACGAATAGACTTAGCAATTAGTTCATTAAACTCTTCTCTTGTAGCTTGTGAATACAAGTGTTTTGTATTTAGCTTACGTTCTTTTAAAAATTCTTTAAATGCAGGAATGTATGACCGATAGTATTGTGTTCTAAATTTACCAGACTCAATATGTTTGATAGCTGTAGCCGTAGACTCTCTAACAATACCACCTGTAGCGTTAGGGTCTTCAGTCAATACTTTTGCCAACTGACGCATCAGCGGGCTCTTTGATGAGTTCATTACAGCAAAACGGTCAAACCTAAAGTATCGCATAATGCTATCTGATATGCCTTTGTCTTTAGCTATTTCTGCTTCATCGAACATCTTTTTAGTTCGTAGAAATGCCCCGACTTCTTCATCAGTAGCATTTTCTAGACCGTCTATCGGTGTTGAGTCATCAAGTTTACATTCTATCATTTACATTTCCTTACTTCGTTACTTCCATCTTCATTTTTCACTACGATGTATTCCTCACCGTCACGCACTTTGTGTTCCGTGTGCCCGTCACTTCTAATTGTACCTTGAAAAGTATCAACGGGCTCATCATCAAACAAATCCATTTGTGCTTTGACTTGAGCATTAGCATCTGTGTTAAATGTCTTTTGGCCTTTAGCCGTTAGGTTTAGACCTTCTTCTGCAACAATATCTTTTGTTACTTCTTTATCTAGGTCATCCAAAGCTTTAAGATATGCTTCATCTGTTCCGCCCGGAGTTACCGTCTTGCCACCTTTACGCAAGCTTGCAAAGAAACCACCAAGCCCTGCACCTAGTATGGCCGCATAGTAAATATCTTCAACGTCCATAGTTTCGTTTTGACTTACCAACATTGCTTCTAGGGCTGCGTTAGTTGTGCCTGTAAGTGTTGCAGCTCTAAGCATTCGACCAAGCCTTGTAACTTTAGCACCATAAATATATGGGGCTGCGGCTCCTTCAGTAGCAACTGTAACACCTAAAGCAACAGGGTCAAATACACTAACACCAAGCATAGCAATAATTCCAGGAACCGTACCTTCTGCCATGATGGTCTTTAGCAGTGCTTCTTCTTCTTGAATTTGCAATGCAATTGAATGCATATGTGCCAAAGACACCGCTTCACCTAGTGGCTCAAGGTCATTGATGCCATATTCTTTTTGTATGCTTTGAAGTAGTTCAACATCTAATTCTTTAAGAACAAAGTCTGGGTCTGGTTGAAACTCTTGTTTATTGGCTGCATCAAAGATAGCTTTACCTACCCACAAATGCTCTGCACCCGCTCCAATTACACTTTTGTTTGTAATACCGAAAAAGTCAGTAGTCGCAGCAAGCTGTTCTTTTAATGCGTCTGCATCAGCTTCAATCTTTTCTAATTGTTTATCTGATAAAATGGGCTGTACTTTAGAACGCCCCCAATGTGGCTGACTAAACACCATTGGTGAATTTTGTGTGTCTTCTATTGTAGAGACTTTATCTTTTAATGAATCTATGTCACCAAGAATTTCTTCAAGGCTACTGTTTTTGTATTTATTTTCTGTTGCGTCTTTTGGTGTTAATACAACAGGCTCAACTTTTTCTTTAGGAGCAACCATTACACTAGGGTCAATGTAAGGGTTTTCTTGCATTGGTGTTATTGTAGGAAAATCTTCTGTAGTGATTGCACCACCTTCTTCAATAGGCTCGACAATCGGTTCTGTGCCAAGCGTCAGTGCTTCACGTTTTAGTTCGTTGTCTAGTCTTGACGTATCTACGCCACCATCTGGTGTTGTATCAGAAGTGGACAACACACCCGATACAGTATCTACAACATCACCCGCAAAGTCTGAGACAGTGTCGTAAGCATCACCTGCAAGGTCAGTTACGTTATCGGCAACTGTACCCGCAACATCAGTAATGGTGTCAAATAGATTTGTATCTTCTGTATCATCAGTGGTTATCTGATTTTTTTTTAATGGGGCATCTACTGAAAAATCCCCACTAGCAGAAGCTGAGTGAATGCCACTTTTTGTGTTAACATTAAAGTTACTGCCATCATTATAATTATATGCAACTTGTGTTCCTGTTTCTGTACTACCAATGTTGTATTGATTAATGACAGACAGGCCAAGTTCAACGGCTGCTCTGTTATAGTTTCGTACTCTACGACCAACTAGGCCGTTCATAACACCTTTACCACCTGTTTGTGGGTCATTAGCAGATATAATATCAAGTGTGTTCTTCAACGCACCTGCATAGTCACCGTTAATAATATCTGTTTTAAAACCGTTATAAAGTGTGCCCGAATTGTAATGTTGGTCAACAGTAATAATCTTCATAGAGTTTGGCATATTATCCCATGTGCTTTGACCAATCTTGCCAACAACTTTATCGTAATGCCATCCAACTAGCTTTCTTGCCAAATCTTCATCAGATGCAGTTTTAGCGTATTCTTTTAGTTCATCGGGGATAGTTGTAATGCCGTAACCTCTAGTACCACCGCCACCTTCTAGGGCTACTTTACGTCCTCTTGTGCCTTCGTCTTCGGCAAGTATCTCCATGTACTCTTCTAGAAATTCATTTGATAGTGGCATTAATTTTCTCCTTGTGTAAGTCCGTCATCCATATGTTCAACGGGTTGTCTATTCATTCGGACATACATTTTAGTAAACTCGCCATCATCGTCTTTCATTCCTTTTAAAATGTACACGACCAAGTATTGTCCTGTTGGTTTGCCTTCTTCATCGTTGATTGGTTTTACTTCAATAGCTTTAGACCCGTTAGGCAACGAATGCATATACTGCAATCTTTCAACGGTCATATCGTTATCACCAATCTTTTCTGGAAACGCTTCGTTTACTGTGTTCATTGATGTTGATACGCTAACTGGTTTTGAGTTATCTACGCTATCAGTTTTAACTGTTTCTGTTTTGTCAAATGCAATTGCTTCAAGCATAGAGATTTTATTTTTGTATGATTTAGCAACTAGATTTTCTAAGCCTTCATCTACCATACGTCCTGCAATAGTGCCTTCACCTGTTCCAAACACTTCTTCATGTGTCCATGTCATTCTGGTTTTAACTGTTTTACCCGCAGGGTTTACAACTTCAACCAAATCCAGGATAGGCTTACCAAGGCTGTCAACCATGACAAACGTACCATCTAGATAAGGCACAAGTGTCAAGTCATCAGCATCGTATTGTGGAAACTGTTTAGCTACATTAATAGCAAGCATTGCACTTTTAGTTTCTAGATTTGCCAAGTCTGTGCTTGCCATTGGAAACTTACGCTTGTTCCACACTTGGTCATTGATAACAACATATGTTGATTCAAGATGTTCTTGTGTGGCATCTGTTGCTTGGTCTACACTTAGGCCAGAGTTAAGATACATTTGCAACAAACCTCTAGCGTTTACTTTAGCAACACCACTAAGGTTACCACCTTCAATATCAAAATCTGTAAGAATGTCATTGAACTCTGTTAGCGAGACAACTTCTTTCCAATAGTTGTTACCAAGCTGTTGTGCTTTCCAAGCTTTGACTGCTGCGGTAGACAAATCATTCTCACCAGTTTGCATAAGCAAGTCGATAGATTTGTAATATGCTTCTTGATTATCAGTCAAATAATCAGCCGCAGGGTTATTAACTATTCCTTTTTGATTCATCTTTTTCCAAAGCTTGTATCCCAATGTAACTCTATCCATGCCATCAGCATCGTAGATTTCATCGTTGTTTGGAGCAGAGATACCATTAAGAAGTATGTCTTCCATTTGTGGAATAACGACACCATTCTTTCTGGCTAAATCCATTAATACACTTTCAGCGTATTCAGTAGCAATAACAGTCTTTTGTTCCTCACTATAAGTTACACCTTTGTTAGCGGGATTTTCTAAGTCATTAAGTTCTGCCAATTTCTTTGTAACTAAATCATTTGTAATAATAGCTACACCGCTTCTAAGGTCTTTCTTAGATAAGTTAGCTGACCTTGCGTTGCCGTTAAGCAATGCTGATGCAGGTGCTAAATCAACAACACTGCCTTTTGCAATCGCTCTAATTTGTTTAAGAATACTTGCAGATTTATCAGCCGTGCTTGCAGTGTTGAGGAATGATGGCAGTTCATTCTTAGCACCACGTTTGTGATTAAGATACTGTTCAACAGCTTTTAATGTTTTAGGATTGCCATCAGATGTTACAACAGCTTGCTCTAACATATTAAGCAAAATACTATTGGCTGCATTTGGATTGATAGGATTTTCTTTGCCCGATACAGATGAGTAATCTTTCATCTTGCCAACTTCATCACGCCATACAGCCTCTACGTTAGCAATAATGTCAACGATAGGTGCGGATGGGTCAGCCGAAAATGCTTGTTGGAATTTTGTATAGACAGTGTTTTCTAATGCTCTAATTTTACCTTCTTCTTGTGCTTTTAATTGTACACCTTGCCAAGCAGTCTTAGCTTCGCCCATGACAGAAACATAACCACGCTTGTATGATTCACCTCTACCATCAAAACTTCGCTCAACTGTGCCATACCATGCATCAAGGTCAGCCGTTTCCATATCATTTGGAGCAGTCTGATTTAGTGTTTCAATATCCTGCAATGCATGAGCCATACCAAAGTTAAGGTTAAGAACATTTTCTGCATACTTATCTTGCAATGCCACTGTTCTAGGGTCATTCTTAGCCATCAACTTTTTAATTTCTTCGGGGTCAGTAATGCCCTCGTTCTTTAATACATCCAAAGCAACTTGTGCTTCATCTCGTATATCTTTTAGATTTTTATCTACATATTTATCAAAACTTTTATTGAAGCCACGCATTGAATCAGCAATTTGCAACAACTCGTTTGACTTAGGGGCTCTTAGATTCGTAGCGACAGTTGATTGGTAATACACTCTATCTGTACCGCCTCTGTAGGTTGTTCCCCCACTGTACTCATTGTCAGCCATCGTATCTCCTTATGTGTTTACTTTGTAGTCTGTGTATGCAGACGCTGTATCAATCGCTAATCCCATCATGCTAGGCTTCTGCGGAATAGGTTGGCTATACCAAACACTTTCCATAGCACCGTATGCTTCCATACGTTTACGGTCTAGTGACGCTAGGTCTGAATCAAAACTTGCTTGGTTCTGATTGAAATCTAGGTTTGCGTCTGTGTTAATATCTCGTATGATTGCACCTGCATTACCTGCACCAAGATTCAACATCTTAGCTACCGCAGCTCTACGTTCTTTTCTTAATTTTAAATCTGCTCTTACTTTGTCTTCTGCTTTGGCCTGTTGGTTTTGGTCAATTGCATTAATATCTGTAAGGTATCCCCGTGTTGCCCGACCTCTATTGGCTGCGTTAACAGCTTCTTGTTGCCTAGCTTTTTGCTTTTGCCCTTGGAACTCTGCAACTTTAGAGACAACTGATAAACCCAATTGGGCTTCGGGTGTACACATACTATCTTCTCCTCATTAGTAAATGGAATGGCAAATCTGCATATCCATAGTTTCTTGTCTCCATGATTTCAAAACCACAGAACTCCAACCATTTGACAGATTTGTAATTCCTTACGTCTATCCAATTAAAGATAAACTCATAATCTTTATTTAATTCTTTGACCCACTTACGGCACAACTTTATAAATTGTGGCTTGTGCATTTCATCAAAAAGCTTTTCGCTAGTTAACATCCACGCTACACCCCAGTTAGGGGCATCACTAGCAACCACACCAAACATCCCAATGATTTCTTCATCATCACTTATCATTGTGTAAATGTCAGAGTTTGGTTTTGTAAACGGTAATACCAAAGCTTGAAAAGCATCTACATTATCTGACGCTCTAATTTCGTCTAAGTCGCTTTGTTTTATTTTATGGTGCAAATCCTGGACATCAGTCAAAACACCTTTTCTTACATATCCCATTATATTGATGTTGCTCTGTTCTTATAATAACCCTCTATTTCTGCCGATATGAAATGACACGGCAGGTGACTTGTTGATGTTATTGTAGCTGTATACTTTGTGTTCTCTGATTGAATAGGAACACTAAACACACCACTATCAATGTTGGGTTGACCAATCAAAGTCTGTGAGCCACCGACAACATTACCTGTCATTGTATAATCATATGACGGCTTGTTGTTTGCTGCGACTGTCACTTTAAAGAAACCAGAATTTTCATAAGCAAGTTTCATTGTTCTAATCTGATAACGTCCACTAACTACGGATGCAGTGCTTTCACCACCTTTACGAATGTACTGCGTACTAAACTGATAAGTAGAAGTATACGCTACTCCTAATAGGGCAGACGTATGATTTCCTGCAACAATAACAGTTGTACCAACTTGACTTACGACAGGCAAATCTGAGCCGTTAGATGCTCTAACAACTTTGATTGTCTGCGTTGTGTTGTACGGTAAAGTGTACGTTGTTTGGTCTGTGCTTGCATTGTACACGCCTGTAACAGCCGTCAACATATCCAAGTGTACAGGGAACGCAAGCCCGCTATAGTCTGGGTTACGCAAATCAATACGGCCTAATTTTGTATTAGTGTTTTCGTTGTATAATACATAGACATAACTATCGTATTTTTCCGCTGATAAAATTTGTATGTTAGGGAAATCCCACACTGACCATGATGACTGTGCTTTTTTATCGGAATCCCAAAAGTATTTATAGATATACATCTTACTAGCATAATTAGGATTAACTGCACTGCTAGGTGTGTATTCAGTTGTGCTTGAATCAAAGGTATCATGTACTAATGCAATTAGCGTATCTTCAACATCATTGCTAACTAGCTTATGCATTCCTGTAGGAATTAGCGTACTGACACCTACCGTTAAGTTCATGCCATCATTAACTAAGCTATCGTCATCAGCAAAGTATTCGATAATAGATGTTTTGTCGTTTCTGTTTTGTGCAAAATAAACAAACCTACCTGCATCAGCGGGTTTGACATCTGTATCGTGACTAAAAGATGAAGTCTTAGTTAGTACGGCTGTTGTAGGTGATACTGCATCACCAGAAGATTCTAGCACATACTGTGATTCTTGTGAGAACAACAATAGCTGTTCGTTAAAGTCAATTGAGTTATATAGTTTGTTAACAGTTGTACCAGATGCAGCAATATCAATTGGGTCTGTATCTAAAACATCTGTACCAGTTGTGATAAAGAAATTAAAGAACTGGGCATTTTCTGTCAGTACCAAACTTTGGTCTGCAAGAATGCCAAGCCTGTTTTGAAAGAACGTAAGGTTTGTAGCTTTTTTATTTACAAACGATGGTGCAGGGTTAGTATCATTGTCACCTGCTACACGGTCAGTCCAATCAACTTGCTGAAATGTAAATGTTCCGTTGTTATTATTAATAAGAGCGTGAGGCATTGTAGCGTTGTTAACACCAAGTTTAACATCGGGTGCTACAGTTTCTGACCAGATACCACCTGCTTTGTGCTTAACATAATAATCACCAAGCGTTTCACCTTCTTCACCAGTAATTTTGATAATCATATCTACTTTAGCGTAGTAAGGTAAATCAGAGAAATCTTGGATTTCATCTTTAATAGCGTACATTGCTTGGTTACCAAAACCATCGGTAGTTGTTACCGTATATGTTTTGCTTTGATTATTAAGTCTGCCGTAGGCTACGTTCTCATATTTAGTAAATGTAAATTTAGAAGTAATTGCAGAGTAATTAGCCAAGCCTTGTGTTGTACTAACAGTACCGCCAGTGTCACTTCTTATTGTTCTGAAGCCAATACCATCGGCAGAACTAGACCAATCGGAAGAAGATGTTCCATATAAAAGAATATCAATGATTTTGTTCGTATCTCTAAATTCACTATCAGTGCTAGAGTCATTGCCTGTAGGCATTTGAAATTGTACTTCATAACCATATGACCAATCTTGGTGTGTTAATTTTACAGAATACTCACGACCATAATTTGAACTTTTACAGTAGACTAAAAACTCTTCTACTTTAGCTGCGGTTGTTGCAGTGTCTTCTAGAATAGTTGTTTCAGTGTTAGCGACAAAAGTATAATCAGCAATATTAACAAACTTCAAATTGTTCATTGGGTTTGTTGTGTTGAGATAACTTGTACCGTTAGGTGTGTTTACAGTCTTTTGGTTACCTGCCAAATCAAAAACTTTTGGCGTAGCACCGTTAGTAAAGATAGCAACATACTGGTCATCAGAGTCACGGTTAATCCAATGTACCGCAGAATTGTTAGGGAAGGCAGTGCTAGACAGGACGTTAGCAATGTGGTGTAGAGATGGGCGTTTACTCAACCCTTCCACAATGTTTGACTGAAAGTTTATTTGTGTCTGTGCTTGGGCAGGGTTACGCTGAACGGGGTTCTGTTCACTAATACCATTTATAAGATTTGGTATTGATTGTGATGTAAGCCTAGTTGCCATTTATTTTCCTTAAATTACTTGAGTTCTAGTTCGGTTCACAATGTAGTATTGGCTGTAGTTGCCAGTAAGAACATTGTAATCACCCGCTCTTGCATCAGCTTGCTCAAAGGTAATGTGTGCTTCTTCTTCATCTTGTAATGCAAGCTTGTTAAGTTCTAGTGAGCCCATATATCTGGCACAGAAACGTCTAGCAGATTTAACTGAGATGTAGTGCCTAGCGTATTGGGGAAGGTCTTCAAACTGTTGTACCAAAACATAATCAACAACTGGATTATAAGTGAATACATCAGTGTGGTTTTTCAAATCGTATAGATAGCCACCTCGCATTGTGTATGCGTAGGTTGCTTGGTATGGAGCTGCGACTTCTAAATGTACGCAGTTAATAGGTAGTACAACTTTATTGTTACTATCTCTTTGTAGTGTGACTTCATTCTCTGTATTAAAATGCCAACCTTGTGATTGTACAGACATAGAAGTTTCATCAAGTATATTCTTTGCAATAGCGACATCTGAACCAACACCAGTGGTTGATGATATTGTAGATACTGGGGCTTCACCAATAAATGACAGCATGGTGTTTATCGCCTGTAGTTCTGTCGTAGCTGTAATTTGTGTTGTCATGGTTTCCCTCTAAAAAAAAGAAAAGGCAGGGATTTTACTCCCCACCTTTCCTTGGTTTATTATTAACAATTAGGCTTCTTTAATGCCTACTGCTGCTTCTGGTCTTAGAACGCCATGACCCATTGCGTATTTCGCAACCATCAATGTACCTTGACGTCTAATGTCGTATTCCATTTCGGAAGACAAGTCCATTAGCTTAACAGTACCTGCTGCACTAGGGTGACAGACAAGTGCCACATAGTTAGCAAGGTTTACTTGTTGTGGATTAGAACCGCCTTGAGTAGCAGAACCGCCCGGAACGCCTGTGTTAGACGAAAGGTCAGCCGCAATGTCACCAAAGTGAGCAGTTGGAATCAATTCGATTCCTGCCACTTTCATAACTTTACCGTCAGCTACACCACCGTTAGCACCACCAGAGAAGTCTACGTTGACTGCATTAGTTGCATTAGCCATTTTGTAGTATTCTTCTAGTTTGATGAAAGCTTTTCGTCCTTCTTTAGGAACATAGTTTTCATCAAGTGCTTTCGCCGCATCAAACAATGAATCAATCATTGCGTTGGCCGCTGTCGCTGCTGTACCAGATGCGATACCAGTGTTCGTTAGAACTGTACCAGACGCATAGCTAGTGTCAGCTACGTTAGCAGAACCTTGAGCTGCTTGACCGATAGTTTGCAGAACGTGCTTGTCCTTTTGGAAAGCAAGAGCCCTACCGATTTCAGTCGAATACGCAGAACGTACATCCCAGTGATTCTTAGCTTCTTCCAAATTTGATAGGAATACGCTAGATACTAGCAAGTCGTTAATTGTAATCGTCTTCTCGTTATGGTTTACATCACTACCTGTAATTTCAGTTCCAGGAGTATGGTAAGACGCATCGATTCTACCCATTACTGGGAAAGTCGCTGACTTACCATTAGCGATAGAACGAACCATTTCCGCTCCCGCTGTTACTGTGGATTGTTCAAACGATGTAAGAACTTCTCCGCTGAAGATTTTGAGAAACAGGGCATCTTCTGAACCTGCTGCGTTGACTCGACCAACGCTTACTGGGGCTGCATTTGCCATAGTATATTCTCCTTCTTGAGATTGTTAGATTTAAGTTTATTTAGAGACTTAACGCCTTCACTTAATTCCAGATTGTCTCCCTCAAGAGGTCTTTCTTTGTCGTTCTGGCAGTTGCCACACATAAGTGTCGCACAACTAAAGTTGGCTATTACTTATCTTTGTTTGGATATCTGTCCTGTATGCTTCATCAGTTTGATATCTAGGGTCTTTCATAGCCGTAGTCACTTCAGCCCAAGAACGGAATCCACCTTTGGCTTCACCCGCTGAACGTCCTCTAACTAGATTCGGTTCAACTCCTTCGGCTGCTGAGTATCGTGCCTGTAATCCCATGACAGCAAGTTTAGTTTGCTCAATGTCACGACCATTGACAGTCACATTGTATGCATCAATTTCTTGTGCATTCAAATTTTGTTTAGCCCACTGCATCATTTCTGTGTAGTTATCGTGCCCACCAACTAGACCTTTGATTTCTCCTGCCCGTTGGTTAGCTAGGGCTTGCTGACCATTAATAAACGCATCAACATAATCTTTAGTGATACCTGCTTTCGCAAGTGCCTCGTATGACTTCTCATCAAGTTGACCGTTAGTGTCATACTCTTGCTGAAGATTTTCCATAGATAAACCTGCGGATTCAACAGCTTCTTCCGCTTTATCTATATTAAGGTTATCTTGAGCAGTGTCGGAACTTTCTGTGCTTTCCGCAGGTTTACCTAGTTTGTTCTCAAGTTCACCGTAAGCTTTCGCCATGTCTTCTGGTGAAGAGAACTTTTCTGGCAACCAATCTGGTCTGGAAGGTTGCTCTGTTACTTCTTCTGGTTTTTCAGAAGTAGTCACACCTTCACTGATTGTTGTTTGTTCTACCATTTATGTTTCCTTATTGTGGTTTAGTTAAGTTATTCGCCACTTGAGGTGCAACAGACTGGGCAGTTTGCTCCATCATTTGTTGTTGTTGCATCTCTTGTGCCTGTTGTTGTTCAGCCTGTAATTGCTCTTCAGACTTAATCAAGCCTTCAGTATCTATTCCATGACTGTTCGCCATACGTTGGATTAAATCTCCAATGTTTAGCATTGACACGGCTTGCGGATTAATCTGGGCAAGCTGTGCAATTTCTGCGGTGAACTCCCTGAGTTTTTCGAGGTCATTCCCTCTACCTAGGGCTTCAACACCTGTTATGATAGTGGGCTTCACCGTACCTTTTGGTAAGTTAGGTATCTCACCCTTCTTACTCATTCGTTGCATTAGCAATCTTACAATAGGTAATTGTAATTCTTGTGACAACAAACTGTAGACACCACCAAGGGCAGTCTCTAGTTCATTTGCCATGTATCTGATTTCAGTGCTTGTCACTCTTTCCGCATCACGTTGTACGGCTGCGTTTAGCAAGAACGCAAAGGACAAACGCTGTTCAAATTTTCCAATAGCTGACTCTACTACACCTAAGTCATAATGCTTTTGTGCTTGTAGTACATCAACATCACCTGCTTGGCCTGTAATGATATCACCATTACGAGTCATCGCTAGGTCACGTTTCTTTGTGCTTGAATTTGGTTTAACTAGGAACACGACTTTAGAACTGGCCGCAGCTCCTTCAACTAGACTTCTTGACAATCCTTCTAATGACTTGAGGTCACCGATATACTGCTCGACATATGACCTGCCGTAGTCTTCATTGTCTACAGAAATCATTCGCAGAGGTAGAAACGGAAAGTTATCTTCCGTAAACTGTCCAATGCTTGACGGTATTTTGACACCGTGTAATTCTTGACAGACATAAAATTTATCATCTGGCAATTTATAAATGTGTGTATATACATCACAATCATCTGTAGATTTAATATCTTCAGAAGACATATGTGCATATGCAATTTCTTGTGCTTCATCTGGCAATGCTTTTATAGAAATGTTTTCTTTAACTACAATTTCCAGGATTGCTCCACCGTCATCACGTTTGATAACGTATTGGTCTAGAGGGTAGACTTTCATCTTACCATCTTTTGGTAGGTGCAACAGTACGTTACCACCAATCAACAAATGTTTAAGGGCTTCAAATACTGGTACACGCATGGCATCAGTTTCAATTCTGCCCATGACTTCACGTTCAATTTTACTTAGAACTTTTTCTATCTGTGTCTTTACTTCTGGATTGTTTTCAGCTTCAGCTTTTGCTTTGCCATCAACTGCCAATCGGAAGAATGGTTGGTTCGGGGGAAATAGCAATAGTAAAAGTTTACTGGCAAGGTTGTTGACACCTCGACTTCCTACACTTTGATAGGGCGTATACAAATCACTAGATGATTCAAAACCACTAGCTACTATTACATGGGGGATGGTTAGTTCGGAACAGTCTCTACCTCTATCTAGATAATGCTCACGGTATTGAGCCATTGTCTCATATCGTCCTTCGGCACTATCATTTATAGCGGTATTTGAATACTCCATTTATCGACCTTTAACTTGTTGGAATAGATACGTTACTAACGCCACCCGCAGTGTTAACATCAGTTTGTAGCATATTCGTTCCAGTTTTCTTTTTCTTCTTTGCGGCCACTTCCGCTGCATCTTCACCTGCAATTTCCAATTCTGGTGCTTGCTCATCTGGTGATTGAACACTAGATACTGGTGGTGGTGCTACAGGTTGTGGTGCAGGACTGCTTCTTCCTAGACACATATTGCTTCTCCTTCTATTTGTAATTGTTAATAGTCTATTTACGTTAGACAATGTTCAAACCGTTATCCATGTTAAACTTGTTATCAATAACTTCTAACCCGCTAGATTGGACGATAGTACCGCCCCCGCTAGGGCTATCATTACCAGAATCATTATTGTTTTGATTAGATACTTGTGGCGGTGGTTCTGGTTTTGGGTCATATATATTGCCGTTATAATACTTTGAGGAATCATACTGACGATGAGTTGGTGGTGGTGAACTGCTTCCGCCCATGCACATAATCAACTCCTTTTGTTTAGTATGTTTTCGTCACCTCTAGCTTTTAAAAGTAATAGAAAATCAACAACACTTCGTTGTCCTGCTTTGAACCATACTTCTCTATCAGAATCTTTTAGACTTGCAGGTTCACTTGGATACACTTCGTTTAGTTTTTCTAGTAATTCTTCTACAGTTATAGGTAATTCATCCATTTTATTTCTTTCTAATAAGGGAAGTAATAAGGCTCTCTACCAGAGAGAGCCCGTTGTTGAACCTTTGCTATATTCAGTTGCACGGTTCTCAAAGAAGTTTGTATGTTCAACTCCGTTAAGTACCCAATCCAACCAAGGTAGTGGGTTATCTTTTATTTCATAGTTAGGCTTGAGGCCAAGTTGCAACAATCGCCTGTCAGCAATGTGACGGATGTACATCTTAACTTCATCGGCAGACAAACCTTGTATACCACCCTGCTCAAAAGCAAGGTCAATAAATTTATCTTCCAACTCAACCATGTCTCTACAGATTTGATAAAGTGTACCTTTAAAATCATCTGTCCATATGTGCTTGTTTTCATCAACAAGAGTATGAAAAAGCTTAATCATGTTTTCGACATGGTGGCTTTCATCTCGTATTGACCAAGTTACAATCTGGCACATACCTTTCATTTTACCAAAGCGTTGGAAGTTCAACAACATAATGAAAGAGGCAAACAATTGTAGCCCCTCACCAAATGCTGAGAACACTGCCAAGTCTCTAGCTTTAGATTCAATACTGTCACCACGTTCTTCAAACAAATAATTATGTTTGTCAGCCATTGCTTGGTAATCCTGGAATGCCTTGTATTCTGAATCGGGCAAGCCAATTGTATCGTTAAGCAATGAATAAGAATGAGCATGGTTAGCTTCACTGGCTGCAAACGCAGACAACATCATTCTTACTTCGGGTGGTTTAAACATTGGAATGTATTTATCAAGATAGGCTTGAGCAATATCGACATCACCTTGAGTAAAGAATTTTAGAATCTGTGTTACCAAATTCTTTTCTTCATTCGTTAAGCGTGAGTTCCAATCTTTAACATCTTCCATCATTGGTACTTCACTAGGTAGCCAATGCATTTTTTGCTGAGTATCGTAAGCTTCAAAAGCCCACGGATATTCAAAAGGTTTATAGTGAGTTCGTTCTTCTTGTAGTGGCATTTGTTTTATCCTTCACACATTATACAGTCTGACTCTCCAACGTAGTCATCCCGTTTCTTACGCTCTATTTTATTAGAGATTATTTCTGCTCTTCGTATTGCTTCAGAGCGACAATAGTAAAGCGTCTTAACTTTCTTTCTCCACGCTTTCATATGCAGGTCATGCAGTTCCCGTATGTCTACATCCGCAGGTACAAAGATATTTAAACTTTGACTCTGACAAATGTACGGTTGCCGTTGAGCTGCCTTTTCTACTAACCAGTTCTGGTCTATTTCGATGGCAGTAGAAAATACTTCTTTATCCCAATCTTCTAGTTCTTCTAAGTGTAATACAGAACCACGCTTGGCAATGATACTTGTCCATACCTTTTCTGTGTCCATGTCTAATTCAGCTAGACGCTTTTGCAGAAATTTATTTTTCATCAAAAATGAACCGCTCATAGTTTTATGCACATAAGCATTTGCTCTGTACGGTTCTATTGATGGGCTAGTACCACCACAGATAATTGAACTGGTAGCATTAGGAGCAACAGCAATGACGTTAGCAAACCTAAGTCCAGTGCCCGCCATGTCTGGTGCTTCCCCTCGTTCTTTACCTAGGGCAACATTAGTTTCCATTGCTTGTGTGTGGATGTGTCTAAAGATAACATTGTTTCTAGATGCACCCAACGCACTAGCGAATGGAATGTTTTTAGATTGTAGATATGAATGATAACCCATAGCCCCTAGGCCAATGCTTCGTTCACGCATAGCGGAATACTTTGCTTTGGCTAAAGAGTCTGGTGCATTATCAATAAAGAATTGCAGGACGTTATCTAGAAATCTAATAACATCGGGAATAAACATTGTGTCTTTTTCCCAATCATCAAACTTCTCAATGTTCAGTGAAGACAGACAACAAACAGCAGTTCTTTCCTCATTAGTTGGTAGGGTAATTTCAGTACACAGATTTGATTGGTGTACCTTTAGACCCATAGTTCTTTGACTTTGTGGTAAGCCTTCGTTAACCGTGTCTGAAAAGAAGATATACGGTTCGCCTGTTGCCACCCTTGTTTCCAAAATCTTTTGCCATAGCTGTCGTGCGGAGACAGTAGAAACAACACGCCCACTATGAGGGTCAATAAGTTCCCAAGTATCATCTGCGTTCCTATCATTAGAACACTTATCAATGATGTGCATAAACTCATCAGTAATATTAATGCCGTGATGAAGATTGAGACACTTTCGGTGAATATCACCACCACTGGGTTTACGAATTTCCAGAAACTCTTCAACCTCTGGATGGCTGATGTCTTGATAGACTGCATAACTTCCTCTCCTTGTTTTGCCTTGTGAAAATGCAAGCATCTCTGAATCAACGATGTGCATAAATGGAATTGAACCAGACGATTGTGAACCACCAGATGTGGCCTCACCGTCTGAACGAATGTGACCCCAATAGCCACCAATGCCCCCGCCTACTGACGCAAGCCAAGCATTCTCTGTGAAGTGATTCGTCAAACCTTCACGACTATCGGGTACATAGTTTAGAAAACAACTAATAGGCATACCTTTTTTTGTACCGCCGTTTGTTAGTACAGGTGTGGCATACATAAACCAAAGCTTAGACACATAGTCATAGATACGTTGTGCCATCTCTGGTGTATCTGAAAAGGTACGGGCTACACGGGCAAAGGCATCTTGTGGTGACCCCTCATCGGGCAAGAGATATCTATCCCTTAACACTTTCATTCCTTGTTCCGTGATTAACTCATCACGACTGTAGTCAATTTCAATGTAGTATTCTAATTTGTCGTGACTCATCCTTTATATCCTTTCTCTATTTGTTTTTCTAAATTAGCTAATGCTCTCCATGCAACTTGCCCCCAATCTTCATCAAGGATATGTCGCATCATAGCATCGAGTTCATCACCAGATTTACTTCTATCCCAATGCAATGTCTCTGGTGTTTGACCATGTTGCAATCCACCTTTCAGTGATACCTTGGCAACACACGCTAAAGCATTGGGGAAATATTTTATAACACCAGTGTAAACAGGGATGGCTTTACGTTCTGCTGCATCGTCTGGTAATGGTTTTATAAAATCAAAGGTAGGTTGTTCTATATCTGCCATAGCTTTACCTCACCTGTTTTTCTGTTGTATTCACCGTGGCGTAAAATCCTGGCCACCCTTGCTTGTTGCAAAGCGTCACGTTCTTCCATGCCCGCTTTCTCATAAGCCTTAACAACAATCTTCCACATATCTTTTACTGGCATATCTTTGTCAGTCAGCATTTTATTAGCAGTGACTGCACCAACTTTAGGAACGCCAGAGTACCCATCGACAGTGTCACCTGTCAGAGTCTGAATCATATGAAAGTGATTAGCTTCGTTCAGTGAAATAGTTTGTACCGTTTCACCATCACGACAATAGTTACATGGCACACCCATGAAGTCTTTATCTATAGAACAGATAATGTTTTCATTTGGTGATGGCTTAGTTGCCAAGATACCAAGTACGTCATCAGCCTCAAGGCCAGTATAGAATACGGCTTTGTATTTCTTAATGAGATGGCTACGCATATCACCAAGCACTAACGGCTTACGCTTTTGTTTACGATTGTCTTTGTATGTTGGCAGTACGTCTTTACGAAAGTTCTTTGTATCCGTAATAGCCACTACAATAGAATCAGCTTTTAGTTTTTTCTTCAATGCATCAATACCATCATCCACCATCTTAATGGCTTCGGGTGTATATGAATGCAATGTCCATAGGTTTTCATCCCACTTAATCGGTTGTTCAGCTTTGACTGCCGACTGATACGCAAGGATGTCACCATCGATTAACAGTGTTCTTTTCATTTTAGTTTCCTTTTAGTCTACGAGGTTTGCGGATTTAAACACTTCAGATAATGGGATGAGTACACACTTGGACTGCCATCCATCGCCTATCATCTTTGTGTTGTCTTGAAATTTCTCAACAATCTTTTTGAGAATGGGTACTTCAAACATAATAATGGCGTAGTTTGATTTACCCCTTGCTAGTATGTGAAACCAATAGTCAGCTTCGGTAACTGATAGGCCAGATGGTTTACCACGGCATTCTATTTCAATAGCAATGTTACCTGTCTTGTGCCACCAATCACGCTCTGTCTTAACTTCAATCTTATCTTTTGATTCACCTAAGATAGAGGCAACCATAGTCTCACGTTCTTCACCAAATTTTAAATCGATGTCGAACTTATTAGTATATGTTTTTGTCAATGTGTTTCGCTCCAGTTGTTCCCGATTTTATATTCACCATCCAGAGGCAACCTTATCCCTAGGTGTTTCCCTGCACGGTCAATACAATCAACCGCCAACTGACCGACTTCTTCAGCCAAATGTGTAGGCACTTGAATTTGAATCTCATCGTGTATCCAAAGCAATTGAGTAACATCATCATACTGTCGTATGGCTCTGTTAAACTCGACTAGCCATTGCTTGGCACAACAAGCCCCCGCTCCTTGAAGCAAAGTATTGAGTGATGAAAATTTATTTCTTACTTTAATATGTCTACCATCAAGGCCGACAAGGTATCCCCTATCCGCAGCCGAATGCACTTGCTGTATTAATTTTGCAAGAGCGGGCATACGATTAAGAAATCTTTCTTTGACAAGCTTTGCTTCTTTGTTTGACTTACCTGTCACTTCAGCAATCTTGCCAACACCACCACCGTAAAGCCAACAATAGAAAAATCGTTTCGCTAGGTCACGACTTTCTAATCCCGCAGCTTCTTGGTTTGCAGTATGTATGTCACCATCTAAAACTATCTTGGCATACTCACCATCGTCTAGCTTATGTAGATAATGGGCAAGTAGTCTAGTTTCGATTCCGCTTTGGTCAACGCCAACCATCTTGTAGCCTTCGGGCACAGTAAATAATTCTCTGAACTCTTTACCGTATGGTGCATAGACAGCAGGAACTTGTTGAAGGTTTGGGTTGCTTGCCGTACTACGGCCTGTCACTGCTCCATTAGTATTAACAGAACCATGCAACCTACCATCCTTCATTAGTTTTAGATAAGCTTGTTTACCATCCCCCAACATACCAAGTCGCTTTTCTAGGAGGAAATATTCAGCGAGTAGTTTGGCTTCGGGGAATGGTAACTGGTTTAACACACGGTCATCCACCTTGGGTGAACCATCGGGTGTAAATTCTTTGGGCTTCCAATCGTGTAAAGTTTTTAACCTGTCAGCAATGTGTTGTCTTGATGACGGATTAAACTGTGTGTGAGTTACCTTGGTAAAAGGCTCACCCTTTACATATCCTCTGGTTTTGTTGTTAACCTTTGGAATAAATTCTGTACGAATTTCGATGGGTGGGAACACTTCTTGCAGTTCTTGGGCAATCGCTTCTCTCTTGGATGATAGCTTTGCATATAGTGTTGTCGCTTTTTCTGTATCAAACATGATACCGTATTGTTCTTGCCTTGATATGATTTCACAGACTTCATGCTCCAATTTAATCGCTTGCTCTGAGTATCTTTTAGCAAGCATACGTTTGAATAAAGAGTGAGTAGTATGGCAATCTTGTATGCAGTAGTCCAACATCTCTTGTGTGAACACTGACCAATCAGTTTCTATTTCTTGTTTTGGATTACCAAGTCGTAACCCCCACGCTTTCAGTGAATGGCTACCCCATAGTTTTGTTGGAATAGCTTTTGACTTAGTGTCGATGTCAAAAACATCTGGGTAAATTAATCGTGACCCAACTAAAGTATCGTACACCCTGTTTGGTCTAAGGTCTGGATAGAACTTTAGTAACTGCGGGATGTCATACTTTATTATATTATGCCCAATAATACACACCGCTGCATTCAAAGCATCGATGCCTTCTCTTAAACTACCAGTGCATTGTTTGGTGTCGCTGTAAGTTGAGACTACATTAGAATGTATATCTTTAATAACTATGCAGTGTACCTTGGTTGCATCTAGACCATCAGTTTCTATATCAAAAACTAACTCGCTCATTTGTTTCTCCTATTGTTAATGTAAAGTGCAGAGTCTTACCGATATCCGCTCCGCTGCTTGATTCTCCTCTTCTAAAACTCCTAACGCTGAATCAATCATTAGGTATGTTGGTAATGTTGCTACCTCTATTTCAACGTGCAATCCTGGATTTTGCATTACTTCTGCCAACGCATCCATGATAACCTTCGTCCATTCTAGACCCTTCTCATCAAAACTCTTTGGCATATGTAGACTCCATTAGAATACCTTTGTCTGTTGAATAGGATAGCGTACCTGCTTCACCACAATCACCACTATGTCTATTCTTGAGGACTCTAACAGTAGTCTCATGTTGGTTCTCACTGTCTTGCTGATTTCGTTCTAGTCCTAAAACCATATCGGACAGTTGGGCAATGGCGTGTGAACCCCGTAAAGAATTTAAGCTTGTCATCTTACCTGCTTCAAATCCTTCGTCACCGCTTGGTCTACGCAAGTGAGACACAAGCATCATGCCTACGCCTGTCTCTTCAGTAAGACAACGTAAGGCAGTCATTGTATTGTCAATCAATCTACGCTCATCACCATCGGCAATAGAACTTACAATGATTGATAAGTGGTCTAAGAATATCCAACCACATTCACATCCTTTGGCAAGGTATCGAATCTTGGATAACAAATTGTCAGCCATCGATGAACCAAAGTGATTGTACAAAAAGAACCTGCCGTTACCGACAGTCGCATCGAAAGTTTTTCTGAAGTCTTCATCCGTCACACCTTCTCTTGACAGGTGCAATGGCTTTTGCATTTCGATACCCATAATTCCTAAGGCAGTTCTTTGCATTGATTCTTCCAATGCTACATAGCCAACTGTCTCACCTTGTTTCAACAGGTGGTGTGCTATCTGTCTTGCAAACAAACTCTTACCGATACCACTACCTGCGGTAACCGTTACGAGTTCTGACTTACGCATTCCACGAGTACGCTGATTCAAAGATTGAAAAGGATAGGGCACTGACTTTGTGTCATCAATCTTATGAACGATGTCATAGATATCTGCACCCGACACAATACCATCTGGTGTGTACGGTTTCGCATTCCAAAATGCTTTGACAAGTTCTTCGCTCTTGCCTTCGACTAGCATCTCATTGGCATCTTTTAAATCGAACACCATTATCTTTGCCTTTTGTGGGGCAAATAGTTTTGCACATTCATCCGCAGCTTCACGCCCGTGAACGTCTTGGTCAAAGCAAAACGTAATGGTTTCAAATTTATCTAGCCATTCCATGTTAGCTTGGATGTCACGCTTTGCACCTTTGCTACCAGACTTGATTGAAACGACAGGCCACTTGTTACCAAGACATTGGCTCATGCTCATGGCATCAACTTCGCCTTCGCAAATCGTTACGTTCTTGCCAGTACCAAAAAGGTTCTGTCCAAATAGTTCAGTATCTTTAGCTGAACCTAACCATTGAAAAGTCTTATCTGGGTAACGCAACTTCTGTGCTTTTATATTACCTTGTTTGTCATGGTAATTGGCAATCTGTACAGGTTTACCATTGTACTTGCCGACCCGATAATTAAACTTCTTAGTGGTCAACTGACTTAGCCTTCTCTTGTCTAAGCCTGTTACTTCGCCAGTGATTAGTTCACTGGGAACACTGTCCGTTTCCATCTGTTCTCCTATATGAATTGATGTGTGTTTGCCACAACCAAAGCAGTAACTATGCCCGTCCGAATAGACGGCTACGTTATCTTTACTTCCGCATGAATCACATGGAGCGTGATGGATAAATTCACTTTCCATCTTTGTCTCCTAAATAAAAAACCCTAGGCAATTTGGAAAACCAAAAAGACCTAGGGCTGTACGACACACAACTGTAGTACATTGTTGTTGTAAAATTTTTTGACTGTTTATGCAACTGGTTTCTCATAGAGCCACTCCGTTGGAATAAACTTGTCAGCGAAAGGGAATCCGTTTCGTTCACACCACATAGCATAAGTAGTCTTAGACTTTTTGCTAATCCTGGATTTGCTATTGCTGAAAACAAAACGAATATCCCTATCTGGATGATGCTTCTTTACGAGTATCATCTTCTGACGGTCTGATGTTAGTAGCTGACCCTTGCATTCAATTATGATTCCATTGTTAAGAACAAAGTCGGGAGTGTATCTATGTTCTTTCTCTGGACGGACATAATTGAGAACCAACTTTTCATATTCAAAGGGGATAGATAATGAATTAAGTTGATTTGCAACGGCCTCTTCTAGACCAGACCGATACTTAGAAGTCCGATTCGCTCTTTGAATCCTCTGATACTGGTGCATCGTTGGTTTCCTCTTTTTCTTGAACGTATCCTACTTCCTCATCGAAACCAAAGCGACCTGCACCACTTGTACCTTCTACATATTGAATGACTTGAACAGCCCTTAGTCTAAGACTAACGCCCGCTCCAACCATTGATGTATAGTACGGAGCAATAGCACCGTTCACTTTAATTTCAGACCCTGCATAAATATTATGCTCTAGCATTGGTGTGCCCTTCGCATCAAAGATTGCAGGTTTGTATGCAGCTTTTGATTTGAATTTAATAACAACCTTACCAGTGGGATTACCCTCTTGGTCAAGTTCGTCACTGTATGGGCGGTTAGCTTCCTTACAAGGTTTGTTACCTAGCTTCTTCTTCTGCTCTTTGACATTCTCGTCATAGATAGAATCAATTTGTTCGATAACAGGTTGAGCATCTTCTTTAGTAAGAATGAGATTCACCTTGTATTCACCTTCCTCATTGAACTTAGTGTCTGGCGTGGACAAGTATGGAAAAGCGGCCACCCCTTTCGCTGTCGTAAATGCATTTGACATTGCCATGTTTAGTCTCCTTATTGATTGATAATTAACCTTGGATAAACTTTACCCTTCAGTCTAATAGGGAAGGTATTGTATCCGTTGGCGGATTGGTTATGCGAAAAAAAAGTCACTGCTCAATACCAAGTCTAAATCCAAATCACCTTTTGGTGGCACTGGTGGTAGCTTTTTCTTGCTCTTATCATCTAGCACGGGCTCGACAGATTGCTTGATACTTTGCAACAAATCGTAGTCCTTATACATCTCAACAAAAGTAGAGCGTATGCTATCTGCAAGTTGGTCACAGTCCGCAGCCACTGTTCCGTAACTATCGTGTACATTACAAAAAGATTGAACACCCTTTTCCAATGCATCAACAGTTGTAAGAAACAAGTGAGCCGAATCCTGGGAATGGATTGCATTCGGTGGCAGTGAGTTACCTGCTTTCAACACCGCAAGCTTCTCTGTTTCCTCATGTATCCTTGGCCTTATAATTTCCCCAAACAATTTAGTCTCGACCCTCTTCAACCGTAGTTCGGGATAAGATTGCACAACAGGAAATCCAGAAGGCGATACCCAACGTATCGGCAAATTATTTTTTGCCATAATTCTTGCGGTCTTTTGCAAGAAGTCCATCGACACACGGGCACTATTAATTATCTCACCAATAGAATCCCATATGATGCCCGACAAAAACGTACACGCCTTAAACTCTTGTGTACCAAATGGGTGTACATCACCTTTGTCACCACGCTTGGTCAAATCCTCAAGCACAAAGTCGGAGCAACTATATCTTGTTGACCCATATGGCAGTGTCATAATTGCCCGCTTACAAGTTGACCGTTTGACTCCGTACTTAATCCAAAGCATAGCAAGCGGGTTGTCCATCTTAGTCAATGCTTCAGTTACATTGTCAGCAACAATCTGATAGACATCATTAGGAACGTCACCAGTTTGCACAAGGTTTACAGCTTGAGCTGCAATAGGGTCACGTTGGATTGCTGAGTAATGTTGGATGCCGTTACAGCTTCCATCCATTGAGCAGATAAAACGAGACACAAAACCATAGCCTTGCTTTTGAAACTCTGCCCACTCTTTACACCATGCCAAGAATGACCAAGGCTTGTCTGCCTGTTCCCATTCACGGTGGGTGTAAGGGTCTTCAGCTATTGCAATAAATGAATCAGAACTTTCGTTGACCCACTTGACCCGTACATCATAACTGTCTTTGTCATATCCATACAGGTTTGCACCTTGAACACCTAACCAAAATGCCCCGTTGTTTTCTTTAGTAATCGGCTTGCCTTTAGCAAACAAAAGCAATGCCTTTGCATAATCTACTGACTGACCATTGAGATAGTTTGGAACATGATATGCCCGACCCCGAAAATCCAAGGTGTGTGGCATAAAAATTTCTGGCTCATCTTTAAACTTACCTGCAATCCAAAGTACCTTGCTCAAGTGCAACCGTTTTGATTTTATCCTAGCGTTTTCCGTATGCACCTTAACAGCTTCCGCACGGTAGGCTTTACGAGCCTTCGCATTCTCCGCAATGTCATGCGGTTTCTGCGGTAGTGGGAGTAGTTCGGCTTTTGGTAGCCCGCCAACATCGATGCTATTATCCCAAACATAATTTAATACCTCATAGATAAATGGGTTGATAACGTAAGGTGTTGACTGCATTGCATTGAGCCCGTCAATCACCACTGGCATGGAGTGCTTCTCCAATGCTTGTAGATTTTTCTTGTCTCTGTATTTTACCAGTTGCAGTGGTTTGACATGACGAGAATAGTACCCACCACCGATAACTTTTTTATCTTCCCAAGATTTTGGGCGAACTACAGTCGGGAAGTATTCGGGTGCAAGCAATTCCATAAACCCGTTTCGTTCTTTAATCCATTCCATAGTTTTTTCTGTAGCAACAAGAGACACAATCTTTTTGACTCCGTTACCTTTCTTGTCTATTTCGACAAGGCCAGTATGTTCTATGAACAGTTCAATAAGCTTGTAACCAACATGAACCTTTTCTGTTCTTGTCCATGCAGGTACTTCAACGCCATCTCTAACCGCTGATTCTCTCATCTTCCTACGCTTGTAACCATAACCAAAGCTACGCTTATCAAGGTCACGCTTCACGACCCCATACAATTCTGGGTTCTGCTCTTCAAAAAAACGTAGCCACATTTCTGTTTCTACATTCTTACCTATGGTGATAGCAGTAGACGTTAGCTGTCTATTGATTGTGATTGAGTTGATTATTGTTTTGGCTGCAATCAAACAGGCTACCTCTGGCGGTATCTGCTCAAGCAACTTCACGGCAATTGAGGTTGCCCCCTTGGTACGGTTGCCTTCATTGACAAAATCAATCAAGCCTTTTGCCATCGGGTCAATGCTCGACCCTAATAAAGTTTTACCATAATTAGAGAACGACTCTTCGCCCCGCTCTTTATGTTCTTGTACCCTCTTGTTGAATCGATTAATTCCAAGAGTCCTCATCTCAAGTTCAAGGGCGGTCTGTCGCTCCAAATCCTTGGATGATATTTCGATTAGCTTTACTAATTCGTTAGGTAATTCCACTAGCTTTCTCCTATTCTGGATTAAAATAATTAATCCGTTGGTGGATAGTCGCTAAACTGTACGTTTACTTAGGTTTTCCTAGGTTACATCCCCTAAAGGATGCAATATTATGGATTTTCAGTCCTCTGCTCTACCAACTGAGCTACCTAGGCACATAAAAAAAACGTAACAGTTTAGCGGTCTATACATTATTTATACCGCAACGGATACAGGAAAATGATTTCTCTCATCCGTTCCAGGATTGTGAGATAACACCTTCATGGCATCCATCACCGTCTTGTTATTTAACTTAGCGTACTGCATTGTTGTCTTAATATCTTTGTGCCCCATGATTTCTTTGACCACATAAATATCGACCCCACGCTGTACTAATCTTGATGCAGTCGTATGCCTCAACATATGAATACAAAAAGACTCATCCTCTTCTTGGAAGGCAGTTCGCACTTCTTCCCGCCAATTTCTTTGTACTGCCCAATAGTTATTAGGAAATACAGGTTCATCAGCTTTCTTCCCAACACAAAGGTCAAGCACAATCTCTCTAGCCCGTGGGATAAGAGGGATGATGCTATACTCGTTGTTGTTCATGTGCTTTCTGTCATACAAGTTGATGAAGTTTCCGCTGCGGTCAACATCACCTACTAGAAAGCCGTGTTTCTTACACGATGCAGGTGCATTACTATTGTGACCAATAGTTTCGGATAACCGTAATCCTGTATCAATTTGGAATAGATAAAGATTCAAAAACTCTTCCATCTTTTTAGCTTTTAAAATCTCAATCAACCGCAGCTCCTCTTCGGGTTGCATAAACCTAAGTCGATGCGACCCCTTCTCTCGCCAATCAAAATGCAAAGGCTCAAAGTCCTTCCCATATATGCTTGGCTTGGCCTTGGCGTACTTTATCAGTGATGACAAAGCACTGTAGTAATGATTAATTGTTGAGCCCGACAACTCACGCTTATCCAAAGCTTCTTCTAAACGCTCAATGTCAAGGTCATCAATCTCATTGACTAACTTGTTCGACCCAAAGAAATTTACAAGCCACTTGGCTCTCGACTTCTGTGCCTTATCTTTTTTGTTCCACACTTTTACACTTACCTTGTGGTACAGTTCCGATATGGTTCTTGGGTCATACTTTTTGTGTGTCATAGTATTATCCTCATCATTCTGTTAGTGATTTAAAAACCCGATTACCTTTATTGGTCAGACGCACTAACTTACGCCTACGTTCCATCGGGTCTTCGATTGCTTCAACCAAACCAAATCCTGGTTGGTCTGCAATTTTTATTTTACTGAGGATGCTGACGTTCCGACTAACAGAACTTTGTGCGACCCCCAATTTACTCTTCAATTCGGTCATGCTGATTCCCCTTGAATCTTTGTGCATACCGACAAGCAGGAACAGTGACATACATTGTGCTTGCATCTCTCCGTTAAGCTTTCTAAATTCTTCGATTGCTTTAAACAATCCTTTAGCATTCATATACTCCCGTTCTGTTCCTTTTTATTTTAAGTCGTGGCGGAACTCACCGACCCTTTAGATATATTCTAAGATAACCTACGTCTATCCATCTTTCATGTTCATCTGAATCAGTCGCAAAACCGACCCACCGTTTCCATGATTCAACATAAATCGAAAAAAAATATAAATTCAAATACATTGTCTTTTCCTTTCTATGTTGTTGGTGAATCGCACGGACGGTCATCAGACCATGCTTTTATTCTCGCTATCTCCAAACTCAATAGAACCACCCCCTTCAAAAATTATAGTTAAACGACCCACAGTATCCATTAACGTATTAATTGCAATAAAAATAAATTCCTGGAAAGCTGCAATAGCTTCCCAAGAATCCAAAATTTAAGCGTGGGCTTCAATAAAGTTATCCACCGCTGTACGAATTAAATCTGCTACAGCCACCTGTTGATTCGCATCTACACTTTTTTTGAAGGCCATTGCCTTTAGCTTGTCGTAGTTGCGAACCTGTAGATTCACATTGTATGTGATGGTGGGCTCTTTGATTTTGTTTGGCCTTGCCATATTTCATCTCCTTCGTTTTATAACACTCAAAGCACCACATGGTACGATGATTGTGTACAACACCCTTGCCCCCACAAAAGGAACAAGGGATGTTTGGGTTAAACAGTTCGCTCATTAACGTAGACCCTAAGATGGGTTGAGAGGGCGATAGGTTGCCCCCAATTATATCTACGCCAATTAGCTTTTGCTTCATCGTTCATATGCTGACCTTTGACCACCACATGGTAGCGGTCTTTGTTAAGGTAAGCTTTTAGTTGCCCTATGAATGCTCGACCCTCTTGGTTGTTTGGAATCTCCGCAAACTGATAGCGACTTAGGTTTGGTTTCTTGTTCATGTATTTACTCCATGTTCATTGATACAGTGATTACAGACTACTAATGAGTCTTGTACAATTTTTGGGAATTGCTCAAGTAAATGAGCAACCCCGCATTGTTGGATATCGTCTTTTGTGAACCCATCAAACCCACACAGTTCTTCATGGTGGTGTTCATTGGCACAGATACCACAGTTAAACATATCATCCATTATTTTAACTCCAATGCTACATCATGTTTTTGCAATCTAAGTTCGCCCGCATTTAGGTTGAACCTACGGTATTGGTGCTTGTCAGCATCCCATACGGTTACAAGGTGTTTACTATCTCTAGTAGCCTCAATGAGCCTACCGTGAAAGTGACGGACAGAACCGTTAACCTTGGTAAAGCTTCCGCTGACAAACTGTCCACCGAAAGCTTTCATTAGCATATCTTTTTTGTTCATAGACATAACTCCTTATTGTTGTGTTTGATGCTCTTTAAGATGTGAGCAATTACATCGACCGTAAAACCGTTCCCAAGCATTTTATAGCGTTGGGTATTCGATACATGGTCAGTGTATCCTTCGGGAACTGTTTGAAGGCGTTCAGCCTCAAGCGGTGTAAGCTTACGCCATTGGTAAGGCTCAACGTAAACTTTAGGTTCACGATTGCCACCCGTACAAGCGTTAAGCGTAGGTGATTTGCCTCTAGCATGGTAAACACGCTTGATGTTGTCATGCCCGTTGATATCAGCGTTGCCAACATGAATCAGTTCATCGTTGCTGAATACAAGTTGTCTACGGTGCTTCTCAAAGTATGACTTTAGGTTGCCACCTTTAAAATAATTGGCATCGATACAATGAGACTTGGTGCGGTCAGTACAACCGTTTTCCAAAATGTCATGCAAGTAAATGCCTTGGTCAACAATCTCATCAATTGGCAAGT